ATTATTTATTCTCCCAAGGTTCTCTATGCCATGTATATCCCTTATGAGATTTACGATGACCGCTAATACATTTTATAACATTAGCATGCTGTATTCCAGCTTCTTTCATTGCTTGTTCACCAATAAATTTAACTACTTCACCAGTAAGAATGTTTGTTCCAATCCAAACCCATTTACGTTGGGCGGTATTACCAGTAGCGTGTTTATTGCCTAAAAATATTTTTCGTGCGGCTTCTTTTTGCTTGGCGGATGATGGTCTACCTAAATTAGCTAACCCCATTAATTTTTTTGACGCTTCTGATACTTTATGACCTAAAGCATGCTTATTCCCAAGTCCAGCTTTTTGTAGTTTTTGTTTTGTTTCTGGACGACATTCAACCCCTTTATTCCAAGCCTTACGCCCAGACAAAGATTGAGAAAGTTTTTGCTTGCAGTCTTCAGTTAAAGGTATGCCTTTATTCCAAGCATTAGAGCCAATTTTGGCTACACTAATTTTTAGTTTAGTTTCTTCTGTCATTTCAATTCCAGAATTACCCTTACCACCATCCGAAAGGTTACATAATTTATAACCTAAATCACGAAAACAAGAAATCAATATGCGTTCATGGTCTAAAGCTTCTTCTTCCGTATCCCAATTAGCAAGTATTTGGACATCAGGTTTACCGTACTTATTTACAACATTATGCCAATGTGTATTTCTTCCAATTTTTGCATACGCCCTATCCCTTTTGCCTTTTCCAATATAAAATAGGCGTCCTTCTGGGGTGTAGTGGGCGTATGTATAAAACATAAAAATTATTTATAAATCAATAACCTACGACGTTGCAGTTGTTGAATATGAAACACTTACAGTATCACCTGCCGTAACTGCTTTAGCTACTGCAAAATTACCTTCTGAATATAAAACACCAGCCGTTGAACTTTGTGTACTAACAGCACCTGAACCTGTTACCAAGAAACATCCATAAACTGTTCCGCCACCGCCAGTAATTGTATAAGTAATCGCTGTTGCTGAAGATGTAGTCACGTTAGATGGAGTAGAACCTGTAGATGTAGACGCACCAAATACTGCTGTTCCACGAACTGCTGAACCACCAACGGTGTAATTAATAAACTCTGTCCATGTATGTGAAGCCATTGTATCGGTAGCTGCAAATGTTGTGCTATTACCAATCAAACCTAAGAATGGTCCGACTGTTGTATATGTTCCTGATGTTCTTAATAAAGTATCCAACATCAACTGTTTACCTACGGCTACGACTAAGTTAGGAAACTCTTCTTCCCACTTTAAGTTACCGTTTGCATCACGGCACTCAACGTGGTAATGTCCTTCTACGCCCATTCCTTCAGGAATAGTTACATTTGTTTGTAAGGTTGCTACAGCGTTATCACCGCAGCTGGCTAATTCGTTTGTCATAATTTCTCCTAATCTGGACTGCTATAGTTAAGACTGCCTGTATTGGTTCCAATCGTTAATATTGCACTATTGTATGAAGCTGTTGGGAACTGTACTGTAAAACTAGTAGTGCAAGTTTTATCTGATCCAAAATTTAATACAAAACATGCTGCTCCTGTAGTTGCATTATAAATTAATGCTCCTCTTGTAGTAAAGGATGCTGGGTTCCAAACTGCATTATTAAACGATACATAACTTACATTATATTGTGTATTCTGTGTTGGAAATGTTGAAATAACTAAAATATTTCCACCAGCTATATAACCAGTTCCAACTACCTCATTGACTGTTGTATATGTCGTTGTAGACTGCCCTAAATTAGCATTGGCATTATATAAAGCAATCTTATAAGTATATGGAGTAGATGCAGAAAAGTTCTCTAAACCACTTAAAAGGTTTTGTTGAAAAACTGTGCATGATGTTTGAACTATCATGAGATTACATTACCTTTAAGATTAGTATTAAGTTTAGTCTGGCCATCCCTATACGCATCGCCACGCTCCATACCATTACCAAGACGAATGGCTAATTGAAGAGCTTCTTGATATTTGTCTTCATAATATTTACCATATCTTGTTCACCTTTCATAAAGATCATAGCCTCTCGCATAGATCCATATAAAAGAACTGGATCAAAGTTATCACCTAACCAACTTTGACCATTAGAATTATTAACTGTTACCACATTAAAACTAAATCCAGATGCAGTAGAACTACCACCTAAATAAGTAGTATTGACTGTTAATACATCACTAGCATTGTAAAAACTACCGCCATTTTGTAATTGAACAGAAGTAATTGAACCATTTGTTCCTACCAATACATCACCATATCCACCAACGCCAGACTGATTACCACTTGTAGAATAATATTGAAAAGGAACATTAGGATAAAATCCTGGTATGTAGTTAGCTCCAGCACTTGTTAATGCTATGCTTAAAATAATTCCTTGAACAATTGANGCTGGATAATAAAAATAATGNAATTCAGCNCCATAAGACATATCAGGTGTTGGTCCAATAATNAANGANAANTCATTAGGATTAGAAAANTGATTACCAAATAAAGCATAATGAAATGGAGTTCCAGTTGAATTAGGATTGGGATAAGCNTCACGAATATAATTCACATCTTTATTCAAAAGATAAGAATAATTACCTGTTGTTGGATTAATAATTGCCAGAGAAAATGTAGCCAAATAATCNTTTGGTAAAGATAAATAAGGATTACTTGCCGTTAAACTACCTGTTACATTCTTCCGTAATGATGGAAACTGAACTGAGTTATAAANACGCTCTTCACATTCCTGAATAAATGTAGGAATGTAAGCAACAAACGTAGACTCCGTATTTTGAGAATACGCTTGTATCGTGTTAAAGAGCTGCTCGTAATTCACGCCATTGGCCCTCTACTCATTTTTCCTTTAGTTGCTGCACCAGCTCCACGCATTTCAATACCATCTTTTTTTTCTACTGCCATGCCGTAACTTACTCCACCCTTAATAGGATCTTTGATGTTTACATCTTTGGCAGCTTTTTCACGAGCATAAGTTCCACGATCCATCACTTCTTGACCAGTAATATGCTTTTCTTTATTGGTATGTGGATTGGCATATGCCTCAGCTGGTTCAGCAAATTTATTTTTACCAATCGTAATCTTTGGACTATTTTTAGTAGTTGGTTTAACTTGAGTAGCCATTATTTGCTCCCTGCTTTTTGATTATGAGCACGAGCTAAATTGCGACCTACTGCTTTCATCGCCTTGCTTGTCACTCCACCTTTAGCCATTTTAGTAACTGGCTTGCCTTTATGCATATGATGTTCATGTTTATGAACTTCTTTTGCAGCTTCTTTATCAGCAATCTTTACTACTTGTTTCTTATCCATGTTAACTCCTAAGTTGTTAATATTGTTACTTTACCTATTGTAATCACTAAATTCAAGTCATTGGGAACAAATGCATCTGTAAAATAACTAGCCCCTCCAACTGGATTCCAACCCCATTGCGTTTGTCTACTACCATCATTTACATAACCAAGATTGTCTACATTATTTACGTTTGGATCATATGGATTCGTAAATAGTCCAGTTGTTCCACTTGCTTGATAACTTACATCAGGTCTTGGTTCACGCACAGCTTGTGGATCATTTACAGGATATAAACCTAAACTCAACTGTGGATGATCTGGATCCCAACACTCAGGACAAACTTTAATATTAAATAACTTAGTTTTAATAATTTCTTTTTTTAATTCTTTTAGCAAATATCGTTGACCACATCGATCACATTCGGCAATTGCCCATTTGCCAGATGAATATTTGTTTGGCATTAAACTATCCTGCCTTTTGTCCTACCTTTAGTTTCTATTCCATGACCACGCACAACTGTGCCATTAAATACTCTAGTCATACTTGTTTTTTGGCCATCAAATCCTTTAACAAGCTTTTTGCTACGATATTTGTCTTCTACCTTTCCACCTTTTTTATATTGCTCAGATTTAGGTGCTCGACCAGCTTTCATCGCAGCTTCTACTTCTTGATCCATAATTTGATGAATTTCTTTTGCTCTTTTGTCGCCTTCTTTAGGAGTATCGTAAATTGGATATTTGCCTTTATTAATATCTGTCCTGAAATACTCTCGAATCAAATCAGGATCTTCATATTGTTTTCCTTGGATGTAGCCAGGAACAAGGGCTGATTTGCCTTTATATGGACCGCTATCCATTGTCACACCAGTACTATAAACAGTTACAGGCTCACCCTCTGGATCAGTGCCAACATTGTTAAATGCAATATTGTCCCTGTGATATTGAACAATATTTTTTTCTTGTGGGGTAAGTTTTAAATCGGCCATTATCTGCCTCCACCACCATAAAATCCCATTCTTGGAACAAAACGAATAGCAGCTTTTTCTCTGTCTTCATCAGATGCTAATGTCCATTGTTCCATATAATCAGCTTTTAACATCGCTATACGAGCAGGATCTACCCCAGTAATTTTCTGAGATAAGTAATAAGCCAGTCCAGCAACCATCGCAGATATAAATCGAAATGGTATATCATTCGTTGCCGTACCAGTTCCAGCATCTTGCATTCTACGCAATCTCCAATATACAAATGTATACTGACTGCCTGGTGAATTT